CCTTCTTGCCGGTTTTGGTCGTAAAGGTATCCTTCTGATATTCTTGTGCACAAGCAGTAGTCATCATTAGCATTAAAAAAATCAGGGCATTTGCCCATCGGTTCATTATCTTCATTCTGCGTACAAAGATAATATTAATATTCTTGGCGCATATATAATATTATCATTATTAACGATTTATCATTTTATTAAAGATTTTATTATGCAATTCGGAGTAACAAGCGAATAACAAATTATGTGTTAGGAGACTGTTTGACAATAGCCTTATCTGACTCCAGGGCGTCGATGTAGACAAAGCAGTAAAATCTGTAGGACTCGTACTGAGGCACCTCGCTCCTTATCCCGACAAAGCCCCTAACCTTTGTTTCCGCGCCATGCGTTGCAAGCCACTCATAGAGTTTTTTGTTACCCCTGCGGAGATAGCCTAGCTTTCGGCCACCGGCATAGACTGCCAAAGGGTATTGATTGTCGGGAGTGTTCGTCTCCAGTTTGACCACTCCGGCAAACTCGCCCAACTTTGTGGCAAAGAGGGTGGCATTGTCGAGACGGACAACTCTAAAATACTCTTTGCCGGTCAAATCCATTTCGCCCGAATAGCTGGGGCTGCTGCCTATATCCTTATTTGGCACCTCGCCCTGGCGTCTGATGTCGCTTAATATCATCCTCATGTCAGATATGTAACCTGCCATCTCAAAAAACTTAAAAATCATTATGACCTCGACGACTACGGCTATCAGCCCCAAAAGAGCCATAAGCCCTCCAATATTTGCATAACTGTCACCCATAATTACAATTATTAAAAGTTATTCTCAAGTGTCTACCAAACGGTTATTGATAGCTATTCATCGAGATAAAAGTAGCCATAGTAGAACTCCTTTTCCTCGTCATCATCGTATGCTTTTTTAATAAATCCATGTATAGCCGTTTTACCGTCATATATCAATTTGTTGTATAGCAATTCGCTCCCTCTTGGCGCAAATCCGAGATGCTGATTATCCGAACTGTATACGGCAATGGCATGAGGGTCCGATTTGTTGTCATAGTCTATTACGATGCAACCGGTAAAGTCTCCTAGGATACTATCATCTAAATCTCTGTAGTTGATCCCTGCAATTTTGAAATATTCATTGCCATTTGCATCTATCCTGCCACCGTATTCCGGTTCTTTGTCGTCATCCTCGATAACATCTACATCGTCAATATCACTATCATCACTATCATCAGGATCGTAAGCAGCTATCTTCCTGCGGTTGCCATAGGTACCGTTGAGGCTGCTTTTGTTTTTCGAATGACTACCAAATGCTAATCCGGCAATGGCGCAAATTATGATGGCAAATATTATAGTCCCCATATCCGTATATTTTAGAAATTACTTTCAAAAGTTTTCATGTCTTGAGGTTCGTGCTTTTTGGGGTGGAGATGGTTGTATATGTCTTCAAGGCATGCCTTACAGGCGTCCGCAAAGACTTTTGGATCTAATTCCGCCTCCACGTTTTCTTCCTTTAGTTCCATCCTTATTTTTGTTACGCCATATCCGATTTCCGCTAATTGATCTTTGCTGATAGGATATAAGCCCGAAACCATCTGGATTTTATAACCAAAAGGGTCAAGATTATAAATATCTCCATCGTCATCTATGTACATATATGCATGTAAAGCCGGTCTATTGGACAAATACAAACATAAGTTTTGACCGTTTCTGAGTTTTAGGAGCAATCTGCCTTTTTCGGGCATAGTATGAGGGAATACATTTGCAAAAGCAATACCAAGATAAAAGGATGTATCTTTAGGGGTTATATGTTCTTCAAGATTCATGTCATAAGTAGCGCAGGCGCCTGAGTAGTCAGTTCTATAAATAGTTTGATAAAATGATATAATGGTTCTGCCGTCAGAATCTTTTAAATCAAGCCAAATGCTCCCTGAGGCAAAGCATGATATGCTAGGGAGGAGTAAAAGTAAAATTAATAATTTCTTTTTCACGATCAAGTTATTTAAATTATCAGATTTCCTTTAGGTTATAGATGCACTATATTGATACTTGCCAAAACTCTATACCACCCACGTACGTTTGACATGTTGATCTCAAAATCATCGTATTTTGAATTGATGGAGTGGCATATAATCTTGTTCGGATCTTTGCTTTTATGTACCTCTTTGATCACGATGCCATCTAGCGTATCAAGGACATATACTGTACCCCATTCGATAAAAACATTTGGGTCAGCCTTTTTTATCAAAACCCTACTGCCTGACGGATAAGTCGGATACATACTTTCACCATATACGGTAATGGCAAAGCTAACTTTGGCTATCGGGGATATTATCTTTTCACAGTCGGCAGCAGCAGCGCCATCAGAGTCAAACCCCACAAGACTACCTCCGGCAGCGGTCATGGGCAAGAGGTACGTTTCGTAATCTTTATGATCGTCATCCGGTTGAGGCTCTTTCTTTTCTTTCAACATTTCGCCCTCGCCTGTCAAAAGCCACGCTTTGTCGATTTCCGGAAATACAGATAAAATCTTAATTGACATTGACCGACTAATCGATTTTGTTTTGCCATTTAATATATCATATATGGCTTGCGGTCTTTCTATGCCAATCTTTTCGGAAAACGCTTTTGCGCTTAAATTACAATATTTCAGTAATTTAGAGATTATATCACACGCTGTCACACTTCCCATATAACTAAATTATGTTAAAATACAGATATTATCTGTACTTTATGTTGGAGATACAGATATTTTCTGTATCTTTGCATTGTTACTAATTACGATACAAAGGTAATCATTTTGTGAGATACTTGCAATAGTAAGAATAGACTATTTGATATAAAAAATACATGGCAAAGGAATATTCTTTTAGGAAAGGCTGGAATCAAGTCCGAAAAAAAGACGCCAAAAAGATCAAGGCGGAGATCATGACGGCATTCGAGATCCGCGGTAGAATGTCTTGGATCAGGCACCTTAACGGAACGATTGAACCGAAAATTAGTGAATACAAAAAAATCAATTCCATATTCCGAAAGTATGGAATCACAGAGGTCTGGGGAGAAAATTAAAATGAAGAAAGACGAAACTAACAACTTAACAAAAAGAGAAAAGCAAATTGCGGAACTGTTTGCGTGGGGAGCAACCAAAAAGGACGTTGCCAACAGACTGTTTATATCCGAAAACACAGTCCAAAACCACGCTGCCAACATCTTCAGGAAGATTGGAGTAACAAAGATCAACGAACTGTCCGCCTGGTGGTTCTGCACGCGTTACAACATCTCGTTTGACCTGTCACCTATCAAGCGTCAGGTGATTGCCCTGATACTCCTTGTTGTGGCAATGCCCAGCATGTTCTCAGGGCGAAACCTGATAAGGTCGGAAAGGAGCACCGTTCGGGTAGAGAGAATGGAAAGGAGGAGTTGAGGCTATGGAAGAGCGAATCGAGGAGTTATTAGAAAAAATCGAAAGGCTGTCGCTCTTGGCAGCGAAGAACGTCCTCACAGTCTCTGACTTGGCGGTATTGATGGGCGTATCGGAAAGCCGAATCCGCCACATGGTGCATGACCACGACCTCCCATACTACCGGCAGGGGAAAAAGATATTTTTCAAAAAATCGGAAATCGAGGATTGGCAGCTTGACTCGAGGGTGCCATCCAATCAGGAGATAGAAAACAAGGCTGACACATACATCACCTTGAAGAGATTAAGATTACAATAACTTAAAAATAACCATTATGGAAGCTGAAGATTTAAAATCATTTGCATATACGGTCGCAGGACTGTTTATGGCGTATTTCATCATATTAATATTTGCATGAGATGAAGAATTTTATCGAGCATCGAGGTCTATTGGCATCATTGATAGCCGTCTTGGCGGTTATAGCAGTTTTAGGACTGATGGCTTTGTTTGTCGTTTGGCTATGCAGCCTGCCGATCTGTCCAGGCAAGGGCTTATTTGGAAATATCGTGGTCAGCATATTGGTGTCATTGGTTGCAATCCTCTTGATATGGCTGTTGGCAATGTTTATCCAAGCGGTCTATACTGCCGTTAACGGTTTTATATATACCCTTGTAAGCCCAAAATATTACGAACTCCAACACCCCTTTTATCCAATTAATCCAACAAACAAAAATGATGATATTATCAATTTACACGACAATGATGGAACTCATGGCAGTAATGATAATCATGCTGCTGGTCACCCTGATGATCCTGATAACTCTGAGTCTGTCAAAGATGATAGCCAAAAAGGTAACGAGGACATTCCATCCGGTGAAACGCAGCAAAAAGACCCCATGGGCCGGTGAGGAGGAACAACTATGACAACAAATGAACTGATAAAGGAGTTGACCGCAATGAAAGAGGCAGGAAACGGTGATAAGGTCGTGTCAATCATGATCGGAGATCAGGGACCGCTCTACATCAACTTTGTCAAGACAGAGGGTGACGAGGTACAGTTAAATTGCGATTGGTAAAGACAAGGAAATATGGATATGACGGAACATGAATCAATCAAGGATAAACTGAAGAAGCTCTTGGCGCTTTCGCAACGCGGTGAGGGCGGTGAGGCTGCAAATGCAAAAAGGCTGCTTGAAAATATGTGCAAAAGGTACAATATCGCTTTGGAGGATTTGCTTGAGAACAAAAGGAAATTTTACCGTTTCAGGCCCGGAAAGGCAATATACGAGAAACTTTTCTGGTCATGCGTTTTCAAGAACATCACCGACGATGAGGCTCACCATGCGACCTATACCAAATGCGGAAATGTAATAATAATATCGCTGACAGCATATCAGTATGCAGAGATAAGCAATCTCTTCGCCTGGCACAAAAGAAATATGGCCGACGAATTGAAAAAGACGGAAGATGCGTTTTTCGATGTCTATCGGTACAAGCATAACCTTTTCCTGAGGGAATCTCTCGATGATCAAAAGGAGGACAACGCACCCCTGACTGATGAAGAGTTAGAAAAACTTAAAATAATGACCGGTTTGGTGGGTGCCATCAGCGACAAGACTTATACCAGGTCATTGCCTAACAAATAACGATTATGGATAAGAACAAGAAAACAATGACCTTGGATGAGCTGCAAGAAGCGGTTGCGAAGACAGAGATCAGGGACAACGAATCCCTGCTTTGCCTCATGGTCAATAATGGCGGACAACACGTTTACGGCACGGTCGTCGGCAAAACTCGGATAATGGGCGATAGCCTTTTATCGCAGATGCACCGAACAGACGCTTTCGCAGCCTTTCTGTTCAAAGTCATGTCGGCTTATTTCCAGACGATAAAGGGCGACCCCACGAAGATAGCCAAATTTAATGCGCTCTTCGATGCGATAGATTTTTAATTAACCTAAAAAGTAAACAATAAAAATAGGCTATGAAAATGGATGGAATTTACTTAATACTGAAAAACGGAAAGAAAATCCGGTTCACCGGAAGAAACAGTGAACAGGAGAGAAAGAATTGTAGATATGTTGGGCTTAAACTTGGCTCGAAAGCCATCTGTATTGCCCTGCATGACGCATCAGCGGATTATGTACCGCTGACGTCGAAAATGGACCACACAGACTATGACGGCTATAAGGACAACTACCTTGATGCCACCGCTGACTGGAATGGCAAAGAGAATACCAAACACCTGGAGCAGATAGGCCTGAATCCGGAAATCAATCTCGAAGACGGAGAATATATTCCATCGGCTGCTGAGTTAAAGTTCATCCAACTTTTCCGAAAGGGGATTGATGAGGCAATCAAATTTGTTGGAGGAAAGCCTTTTTGGGACGGTTGGTATTGGACATCAACGGAATGCAGCAGTTCTTACGCTTGGGGTCTGTCCCTCCTCGTTGGCAACCTCGGCTGGGGCACTAAGGCGGGCTACTCAGGTCTCGTTAGGGCAGTCTCAGCATTTTAATTGTTAGTTGTTAATTGTTGTTTCATAAAGTTGTGCCCTGGTCCTTAATGACAGGGGCACAAAAAGGAAATAATTATGATGGAAGACTTAAATGATTTAAAGGACAAGGTTTTTGATAATGCCAAAAGGCACGGTTTCCACGACAAACCGATCTCTGATGATACCTGCAAAATGCTTATCATCACAGAGCTGGCTGAGGCTGTTGAGGCTGAGCGTAGAAGTCATTTCGCACTTAATGAGCTCATGCCCGAAATACAAGAGGTTAAGAGTATCAAACATTGGATGGATGAATACAAAAACCTCGTTAAAGACTCTGTAGAGGATGAGGTGGCCGACACGTTCATCCGGCTACTCGATTATGCCGGAATGAAAGGGATAGACCTGCACGCCTTTACTCCTGCACCAGTGCAGCTCATCGGTAACAAGACTTTTTCGGAATCTTGCTATGCCATCATTCAATGGATGTGCGATTATTTTTGGAAAAGCGATGAGGATATGGTTTGCAATATCCTTTCTGAGGTAATCGGGCTTGCAAAGATTTTTAACATTAATCTTGACTTATTCGTCCGGATGAAAATGAGATACAACGAGTCGCGTCCATACTTGCATGGTAAAAAATTCTAAGGCTATGGATTACAATCTGGAAAAACAATACAGTATGTTTTTACTGTATGCCTTTATGGTCCAAAACCAATTTGACGATTTTGAGGACCACCTGGACGATGAGGATTTGCTGAAGAGGGATGTCAAGCATGGCTGCAATAATGTGGCCATGCGATTTGAGGGCTTTACAGGCTATCTCCATAAGATGCTCAAGGACGAGTATTACGGAGTTTTGTCGGATCTCGCTGATAATGCCTTTGTCAAGATAAGCCGGGATATTGCAATCCTCCATCTCTCTATCTTCGATCGTGCGCAAAAGGGAGGATGTGACAATCCGTCCGTTGTTGCAGATTGCGAGATCACTCACGTGTTTGCCATCTGGTACATCAATACCAGGGATAGATTTATCAAAAAATATCCTGTCTTGGCAAACACAGATTACGCTATTGCTACTGACATCACGCCCATCTGTCGTATGATCATCGACGTATGCGACAAGGTAGAGTTGCCGATAAAGAGCAAAGAGCCAATAGACTTTAGCAAAGACAGGCAATGCCACGATGCCCTTAACGTCGTCCTCAATCGACTCAACTCGCCTGTTGTCTATCAAGAGGCATCGGACAAGGCTTTAGAACTGAATCCGGAGATAAAACTATAATATGAGCACGACTAACAGAATAATACTATCAGGGACGGTCTATAAGGCTGTAGCGAACAAAGAGGCGGTCATTGACGGTTGCGACTTATGCGACCTGAAAGACCGCTGCAACGGAACAACGTGCGTTCCATGCTCGCTATTTGTCGATGAGATAGGTCCCTGCCATTTTGAGACATCGAAGAATGAATAAGAAAACGAGAATTAAGATATACAATAAGTACGGTGGTCATTGCGCTTATTGTGGCAAAGAAATCGCATACAAGGATATGCAGGTGGATCATATCATACCACTCTATCGTGGCTGGGATAAGCGGAGACTGGATGGACTGAAACGTGGTGATGATAATATTAGTAACTATAATCCGTCATGTCGAAGTTGTAATTTCAGGAAGAGTACAATGTCCATCGAAGATTTTCGTGAAGAACTCCGACTACAAGCAAGACGGATTGTTGAGAGGTCGTTTCAGGTCAGGCAAAGTCTTGATTACGGACTCCTTAGCTATGATGACAAACCTATCGAATTTTATTTTGAAAAATATGATGCAGACAATCATCGGTCAGGTACCAAGTAAGCCCAACTGTTACCGGATCATCCGGATTGACGGACATGGGTCACTTTGCAAATCAGCCGTTTTAAAGCGATATGAGCGGAGTTTTTACCTCCAATGTGGATCATACCGCGGAAAGATGATTGAGGACTTGTTTGAGCTTACTATTGACGTCTACGTGGCTACTATGTCACATGACCTAGACAACACACTAAAGATAGTCCTTGACTGCCTGCAAACTGCTGGGGCTATCAAAAACGACAACAAATGCACAAGGATCATTGCGCGGAAGTTTATCGACAAGAAAAATCCTCGCATTGAGTTTGAACTGAAGGAAATAGATTATGGGCAAAAAGGATAAGACTGCTTTTGTCACTTGCATGACTTGCAAGTGGGCTAATCTTATCTCCTACCGGGATAATGATCCGCTCATTGCTGAGTGTACGAAATGTTATGACACTTACTTTGAGCAATACGTGCGTGACGTTGCGAGCGCCAAAAGGTTTTGTGACCTTTACGAGCGATCATTGTCAAGAAAGAAAATTATAAAAAAGAATTGATTATGGAAGGCTGGTTGAAACTATATCGGAAATTGACGGAGTGGGAGTGGTATAAAGACTCTCACATGGTTCATTTGTTTTTGCATCTGCTGATGACTGCAAGCCCTTATGATCGTAGCGTGCGTGGAAAGTCGGTGAAAAAAGGGCAAATCGTAACATCTCTTGCAACTTTGTCAGAACAGACAGGCATCACCGTCCGCTCTATCAGAACGTGTTTATCAAGGCTTGTTGAGACGTCCGAAATCACTATGATAAGCGACAAACAATTTAGGCTTATAACTATCTGTAAATATGACAGTTATCAGGTTAGCGTATCTTCGAGCGACAAAGGAGCGACAAACAAAACGACAAAGCAACCGACAAACGAAATGACAAACGAAGTGACAAACCAACCGACAAACAAAACGACAAACAAAATAAATCCGCAAAGCACTAAAAAACAAGTAGTTACATCAATCAAAAATGAATTAGCGACAAACGAAATGACAAACGAAGTGACAAACCAACCGACAAAGCAACCGACAAACAAAACGACAAACAAAACGACAACAGAGAGAGAATATAATAATATATATAATAACTCAAAGATTGCTAGTACTAACGTACCAGCAATGGAAAGAACGCTGGCTGCTGGCTGCGATTTAAATTTCGATTTCAAAGAATTTTATAATAAAACTCTGGATGAAAATCATTCGACAATGCCACGCATCCGCTCGAAGATCGAAAATCAGAGAAAATCAATGCTTGAAGCTCGCATCCGGAACTACGGCATCGAGAATGTCAAAAAAGTCATCGTCCTCGCGAGTCAAAGTGATTTTCTCAACGGCGGTGGCGAACGAGGCTTTGTAGCAACATTCGATTGGATTTTAAAACCAAACAATTTCCCCAAGATTTTAGACGGCAATTATAACAATACAGCACATGGAACAGAAAACGAAAACAGAAATTCCGCCATTGAAGACGGCGATGGACTCGGCATTAACGCAGATCCGGCAACAAGGGAGCGTCTCAAAGGCTACGCAGAGCTCTTTGCAGAGGCTGAGCGTGAAAACGAAAGTGCTCTCCGTAATCAGAAACTACGGAGACAGACAGTCGTTCATGAGCCTTTTTAGCCCAAAAAAACTGATCTCTTACACTCAGGATGCAAAGCGTTGCTACTTCGGTTCTGCACCGACCTTGGCAATAATCAATCAGGCTTACGGACCACGGACGGCATATCAATGGGTGATGACCCAATTAGTTGGCATCAGCGAGTTCTCAGGATCAAAGGGCAAGATAACAACCTATCAGCTATCACAACTCAGCGAGATGATCATCTCAAGAGTATTCTACCTCAAGGTGAGTGAGTTGATGTTGTTCTTCCGCCGAATACAAGACGGAAAGTACGGATCGTTCTACGGATCATTTGACCCGATAATGATAACTAACGCTCTTGGCAAGTTCTTAGTAGACCGCGGTCAGGCATACTACAACCATGAGCATGGCTTTGACGAGGAGTATGATAATTACTTTAAGACAATAGATCATGAGCAAACAGAAAGCGTATGAGTTCTTTGTGTTGGTCTCCAAGATGAGACAGTCTCAGAAGAACTATTTCAGAGCAAAGAAGAGATCATCCGACGCAAAGCTCTATTTGGCTGAAAGCAAGAAGCTGGAGAGTAACGTCGATACGATTATAAAGAAAGCGAATGAAGAACTTAAAAAACGAAAGATCAATGGAAGATAAAACAAAAGACGATATTGCTTTAGCAAAAGAGTTACTCAAGTCAAAAGGCTATAGCATTAACGAGTTCACACGCAACATCTATGCTAATGGTGAGTTGGCAGCAAATCACGTCAAACGTCTGCATCCTACTTGCAGCTTTGGCATGGAACGTTTTGAAACCCCTGACGGCTGCATTATACCAAAACATTCAAGAGTCTACATATCTGGACCGATAGCCCACTATGATTTGGACGAAAGAATGGCAGCATTCAAAAATGTTGAGTATGAGCTGGCAGATGATAATCTCTTTCCTGTTAATCCATTCAACAACGGATTGCCACAGCCTGGAGATTGGCGTGACCACATGCGAGTTGACATTAGATTGTTACTCTCATGTGACTATATTGTCTTCTTGCCTCATTGGTTTGAGAGCAAAGGTTGCCGTCTTGAGTTGGACATCGCAGCATCGACAGGAATAAAGATTTACAAATTTATTCGTGAGTAAAATAATGGGGGCTATCGTTTTTTCGAGCCCCCTCATATATACAAAACCCACACACGACTGCCTTGGACAAAATTTTTTGGATTTTGAAAAATCCTCGTGGGGGTGTTAAAAATATTAACGATTAATTAACAAGTTATGAAAAGTACAGATTGGAAAAAGACAAAAGTTCAGTTGCCTGAAAATGGCGAAAGTATCTATGTTTACAGGGGTGGCGTGGCAATCCATGCCGTCGTAAAAAACAATCAAGTGAAACTTGACGACGGTCGACTCGAACCGGTCAGGCATTATCAGTATTGGGCAAAAAACGACATAATTGTGCCCCCTGAATCTGACGATAAATCAGTAAAACCCAAAACGGCAAAAACGGACAAAAAGAAAAAGCAGCAATGAAATGCAATATAGAATTAGCCCTATGGGGCAAAGTTTTGCGCTGGTAGCCTTTTTGGCTATCAGACTTATAATTTATCGTTGGAGGAAAATAAAGCCCCCATAAACAATTAAAAAGCATAAAACGGATGAAAGAGAAAAATTACAAAAAGATAATGACTCGGATTACACCTGAAGAAAACAAGAAGATGGAAGATCTGGCAAAGTGGTGTGGTTTCAAAAGCACCTACTCCCTGCTAAGATACATCGTGCTTTGTTTCCTCCGGGCGTCCGACCGCAAAAGCGGAAGCGCCGTTGACCTGCCACCGGAAATCATCAAGTTGTTTGCCGGTACTTACAAGATGGACGCTGAGGTTATCTCCAGGGCGGTCCGGAACATCAAGAACCGGAAGATCTGGAGAGAAACAAAAAGACGGCAACGTCATCCCGATCCGAAATCTCGCGTCCATAGCGAAGTTGCCGATCTGTTTTCGGATTGCGAAGAGCAGGGCACTCGGGAATGGAAAGCCGACATTAATAAACGATTATGAAAGATTGGAAATATAAGAAGATCATGAACTCGAAAGAGTGGAAGATGTTGAGAGATAAGAAGATCATCAAGGACCCCCTATGCGAAGAGTGTACGAAAAAGGGAAAGATAAGATCCGCTCAGGAGGTCCATCACATCATACCAATCGAGACCGCTCATGATCTCTCCGGCATGGAAGCTCTCGCTTTTGATTACAACAATCTCGAGTCGGTATGTCGGGAGTGCCATCATGAGATCCATAAAAAGATGGGGTCGCATGATCACAACAAAGAAAATATGAAAAGCCACCAAAAATCCATATTGGACAAGTATTTAAAAGGGATGTTTGAAAATGGAAAGATACAGAAATTTTAAAACACATAGAGAGGACGATTTTGCGAAGCTCCTCAGAAAAGCATTTAAAGCGCAAGGCATATATGATCCGAAAAAGCATGACACAATCATCATGACGATTGCCCCCTTGTTTGTCCGTCTCGAGGAAGCTCGAAATGAAATTGCAAACAGAGGGTTATTACTCGAGGAGGAATCACGTGAGGGGAATATCCGATATGTGCGTAATCCTGCGTGCGACATCGAAGCCGTCTATATCGACCGGATCCGCAAAGCCCTGAAGGATGTTGGGATGTATTATGAGGCTAAGCCGAAAGCGTCGGCAAGTGAATCGGAGGGTGACGGCGACTCCCTTAGTGCCCTCGGCAGCATGATCGGCGGCATTACAAGGAAGGATTACCGGAAACCTAACGCATGACAGAGGAGGAAAAGCAGAGAGAAAGAGAGTGCAAGGCTGAGTGCTGTAAAAAGCTGGCCGGCATTAACATACGATCATACGGACTTGATCAAATTGATAAGCGCCTGAGGTCGTATGCAGAGGGTGTCATATCTGACTTTTCCGCCCACAATCTATACGAGTGCCTTGCATTAGCAAGGTTTTTTCGTTTTCTGGATAAGTATGAATTTCGCATTGACGAACTCCAAAAGTTCATTCTTTGTTACGAGCACCTGAAGTTTCCGGGCACCCACGGTCGACAGTCTTATAAGTTGACACCGGTACAGGTATTCGAGTTTGCCAATATCTTGGGATTTTACAAGGACAAGACGCATCGTCTGACGCATAACGTAATCTTGTATGTACCCCGAAAGTTTTCCAAGACCACGAGTGTTGCCGCCCTGGCCATCTACGATCTTTTGTATGGCGATGCGAATGCCCAGGCTTATACTGCTGCTAATACTTACAAACAGGCAATGATCTGTTTCAAGGCGATCAAGGGTGCGATCAAAGGGCTTGATCAAAAACTCTTGCACTTTAAAGTCAATCGGGACATGGTGAGTTGGCGCGAGGATCAGGCCCGGGAATCGTTCATTCAATGCCTGACCTCAAATGCCGACAAACTCGATGGACTCAATGCGTCAACGGTGATCATGGATGAGTTTTCCCAGGCTGAAACAACAGACCTATACCATGTGCTCACTACCTCAATGGGTATTCGCGAAAATCCTTTGGTTATCGTGATTACTACCGCGTCCGACAAACCGGATGCACCTTTTGTCGAAATGCTTAATGGTGCAAAATCAACCCTCCGCGGCGAGGTCGAGGATGATGCACTATTTGCACATATCTTTGAGCCGGATGTCGACGACAAAGAGGGCGATCCCCACACTTGGCGGAAAGTACAACCGCACATGGGCATTACTGTCAAGGAGAGTTTCTACGAAAACATGTGGGCGGAGGCACAGAAAACGCACGATGACATGAAAGCCTTTCGCACGAAACTGCTGAATGTCTATGATACCGCATCCGGACAGACTTGGATTACCGGTAAGGAGATCATGGACCATTACCGGAAACTTGATATTGACAAACTCGGAACGAACTCGACCGGGCGGAAGAATGATTGTGAAGTTGCGGTAGACCTGAGCGTGGACAATGATTTTTCCGCGGTCAGTTATTACGTTTATTTGTACGATGAAAAGAAGAGTCACATCCATACGGAGTTTTATTTTCCGGAGGGCAAACTAAAATCCCATCCGAACAGGGATCTTTACAAACGTTGGGCAAAACAAGGTTACCTCCATCTCTGCAAGGGTAAGATCATAGACTATTACCAGATTGCAACGGACATTCTGAAGCATGGACAAAACCTCCGAATAATGAAAATAGCCTATGACCCTAATAAGGCTCAGGACTTTACTAATATCCTCGTAGCGTATGGCGCTAAGAACTATCTTTACCCTTACAAACAGACGAATTACTATTACACCATACCGGTACAGGCACTACCGCGTATGCTGGAGCAAAACGTTTTGACCTTTACCCCAAATCCGATTATCTCATATTGTTTTGATAATTGTACATTGGATGTGGATAGTATGGAAAATTGCAGACCGATAAAAAAAGAGGCTAACCATAAGATCGACGGTGCCATCACCGCCACGATGGCGGTCGGGGTGTCTCTGCAACAAAAGAGATTTTAGTTAGGGGGCAAAATCTTGTTTCTGCTGGTGTTAGTAGAAACAAAATTTTGCGATGATCCAATTTAAGAAATTATTCGGGCCGTTTTATCGGAAAGTTCAGAGGTCGGCCGACCAGGCTGTACAGATTACTGGCGACACGTCCGTTTTTCAACCTGATTATGACGGTTTTTCCACCCGATATTCGATGAATATTGCAGCGGTCTACCGGTGCGTTAGCATCAAGGCTAGTGCTATAGCTGGTATGGGACTCCATTTCATGCGGAGTCAAACTCAGACCGTCAACAACATTACTCACAAAACCTTTGTACCAACGGATAACATGGCGGATTATCTCTTATCCATGCAGCCCAACATCTATATGTCGGCGTATGATCTGTTGGATAACCTTGTAACCATGCTGGATCTCCAGGGTAATGCCTATATACTCCCCACCTATTCGGGTGGTGAGTTGATAAGACTGATACTCTTAGCTCCAGGTACCGTATCGTATGACATCAATACCAAGATATATCACATCAACGATTATATCAATGGAATCCACGATGATGTTAAGGATATAGATATTATCCACATCCGTAACCGCTGCCTTGACGGTGGGTTTTGCGGAGTCAGCACCCTGCACTTTGCTGCCAATACTCTAGGCATTGCCTATAAGACGGACCGGCAACAAAGTGATATGTTCCAATCGGGCAGCACTCTCCGCGGATTTATCTCCGGAGACGGTGATGTTGTGCAAGGTTACGGTGCAATACAGGACACACAATTATCGACAGTCGGAAACAGAATCGAAACGGAACTGAAATCCGGAAAGAGGATTTTTACTTTGCCCGGCATCATGCGTTTCAACCAACTCTCCATGTCGCCTGCCGATATGCAGCTTTTGGACAGTAAAAAGTTTTCGGTCGAAGAGATTTGCAGATTTTTTGGCGTTCCGCCTGATAAGGTATTCCATTACACTTCGACAAACTACAAGTCGGCCGAAAATTCGCAGACAACTTTTATGACGGACACTCTCATGCCCCTCATGAGAAAGATTGAGAATGAACTCAATATTAAGTTGATTGGCTTTGCCAACATGCGTAATTACCGGATCAAGTTTAGCCTTGACAACTACTATGAGTCTGACCCGACCGCCAAAGCCGATTATTATCAAAAGTGTATCCAATCCGGTATACTCACCCCGAACGAAATCCGCGCAAAGGAGGGATTGCAGCCTGTCGACGGTGGAGACACAACTTTTATTTCCTGCAACGTGGCGCCTATCGACTCCCCGAAAATTTCGGGCACTTTGCCTGACCAGACACAACCGACGCAACAAAACGAGGGGGCAAAAACAAGTGATGACGAGTAATTATAGATAGCAATTAATTATGACAATTTTTAAGAGATCATTTTCAAGCGATAAATGCGCGCTCCGCGCTCTCGATGACGGTAAAACCATTGAGGGTTATGCCATCGTCTTCAACCAACGTTCACTTCTTGTAGTTGACCCGAATATTTGGAAATATGTTGTTGAGGTGATAACTCCGGAGTCCATCTCTGACGATCTCATCAGATCATCGGATGTCATTTGCAACATCAATCACGACAATAACAGGTTGCTGGCAAGATCTGTCAACGGTTCGGGGTCACTGACCCTGACGAAAGACAAGACCGGAGTCAAGTTTTCGTTTCAGGTTGCCGATACCCCTGATGGCCATGTAGCCTACGAGGGTGTAAAGCGCGGTGATTTTTCTGGATGCTCTTTTGCCTATTACAATGACGACGATATAACAAATGTCACATACAGTAAGGAAACGGATGAAAATGACAATGAAACGATCGTCAGACAGGTCAACAAAATAGACCATCTTTGTGACGTCTCGATCGTGCTCTATCCGGCATATCCTCAGACATCGGTGGAAGCCCGGAGTGAGGATGCGGAATTTCTGGCCAATGAGATCAAGCGTGCTTTGCCAGGTCCGCCAAAGCCGAAAGAAGTGCCGAAACCTAAGGCAGACCCTGTAAAGGTTCGGGAAGATGAAAAGTTATTGAACAATATAATCAATTTTTTATAGTTATGACAGAAAAAGAAAAAAAGGAGTTGCGCGAAAACCGCTCGCGCATTCTGGAAATCAGAACGGCGGTTACAACTCTCAATGACACGATCAAAAAGGAAAATCGTGCATTGACCGAAGACGAGCGGAAGCAGGTGAAGGATTATGAAGCCGAAATTGATCATCTGAAACTCCGGTCATTGGAACTTGAAAACCCTAAGGTGATCAGCGCTCCCCAGATCTCAGAAAGAAGTCAGGATGTAGTGTGTCGTGACACGATCAGGTCTTTGGTATCAAAAAGGGGAATCCCGGACGAGTACAGTTACCTCCGCTCTCGAGATGGAGATCCTAACCAGATGGTAATACCATTTTCTCGGGAATCCATGCAGGAAACCATCAAGCAATATCGCGATACGACTGTACAGACAACGGCTGACGTGACTCCGGTCGTTCCCATGACGATCCACGACATTATCGAACCGCTTGAAAAGGGCTTGATTTTGGGTCAGTTGGGTTTGCATGTGCAGAGTGGTATCGTAGGTGCGTGGAATTATCCGGTCGTTGAAGCCGTTACCGCAGAATGGGAGGGCGAGAATGACCAGGCAACATCCAAGAAAATTGCCCTTTCGAGCATCACTCCTAAGCCTCACAGATTGCCATTACAGATCTATGTCTCCAATCAGGCAATTTGGCAAAGTGCCGGATCAATCCGTAACATCGTCCTGACACAGATTGCAGCAGGCCTGCAACGAAAACTCAACGAGACCATGTTTGCCCTCACAAATAGTGATGAAAAGGGTATTGTACCTGACGGATGTTTCGCAAACGTCCTCGCAAAAGCCAAAATATCCCTGACAAGTCCAATCGCTTACAAGGACATCAACAATCTCCGCGCCGCAGTTGAGGCAACCGGAGTACAACTCACATCACCTGGCTTTGTTTGCTCGACATCAATGTACTATACCCTCAAATCCACACCTCGGGATGCAGGATCAGGGATCATGATCATTGACGCGCAAAACACAATCGACGGCGTACCGGTATTCCGGACAGAATATGTTCCGGCCAACTTCCTTGGCTATGGACTGTTTGGTTATGAACTTTTGGGACAGTTCGGAAACGTCACTTTGGGGATTGATAGCAGCTCCGCTGCCGTAGCAGGTACGGATATGACGGCATTTACCATCAACAGCCGTTGGGATATGATGGCATTTAGGAATGAAGCCTTTGGCTACATCCAGGTGACATCTGGCACTACCGGTACCGGTACAGGTGCGTAATTTGTGCTTATTGGTTAAATAGTATCTTTAGTTTTTGGGCTGCACCGGTTCGTCCGGTGTGGCTTTTTTAAATTTTGAACTATGTCAAAATACGTAACTGTCAAAGAATTGAAGCAGCACTCCTATATCGAGTCTGACGATGAGGACGATTATATACAATCGCTCCTTGACGCTGCCGAATCACACGTACAAAAGGAGATCCAATGCCCACTCACCGACTATGTTGATGAGGCTGGAGTGTTAACGAGCGACCTGAAACATGCCATCATCATCTATGCTGCAACTCTCTATGACAATCGGGAGGCGGTCTCGTTCGGCACTCCGCAGCCGGTGCCATATTCTTACCGCAATTTGATCGTACCCTACATTAAGTTTACATGATATGAGAGCAGGACTTTTAAGAGAAAAGGTGACGTTTTATGCAATCACGACTAAGCAGACGGATAGCGGTTTTGTGTCTAAGACAAAGACAAACATCGCAACGGTCAGATGTTACCGCAAGCGGAAAGTGGACAACTCACAAATGGTCGGTCAAGAGGAATTTAATGCCGGGACGGTCACCCTCCAGGTACGCAATGATCCCCGACTGGCCAACATCTCTAATTTTAGCTACGAGGATGAGGATTACAACGTCCTGCAAAACTTGATACAGATTGAGGATAACACCAGGCTCGTAACTGGACAAAAAATAAACAAATAAAAATGGATATATTATTTAAGGCAAAATTAACGCCCTCGCCCGAACTCACAAATATGATCAAGCAGCTCTCGGACATTGGCAACAATAAGATGATCCAAAAGACCCTCCGGCTCGCTGCTCGCTACCTGGTCAATCAGGGCAAGGCGAGATTGAGGGCCGGAGAGCGTCCGGAAATAAAACATACCGGCAATTTGCTCAAATCAATGGTTGTGAAAGTAAAGAAAAACAATCTCGGTGCTCTGGCAGGGTTTAGGCAGGGGTCGAGTGGCGGTCAGACCTACAACGGCTATCATTCATGGCTGGTCGATCAGGGCACCGGTCCGCGTAAAACACTCAAAGGCTACTATCGTGGCAAGTCAGGTCATGGCGTGCAAGGCCCTGCCGGATCTCTGTTGTTTTGGACCACAACAAAAAAGGATGATACGCCTGAGGCAATGTTGATGATTGAGACCGGCATACGGCAGGCCTTTAATCAAATAATGGGGGCAAATTCCATACTTTGACTGTTACTATAGATGAGCAAGTCATTATTGTCAGTAGCAACGGATCTCCGCAAGTTGCTTTTGCAAGACGCGGATTTGAAACAGATGGTGGGAGAGAGCATTTTTCCGCTTTTTGCCCCTGCCGACACGACCGGTGATTTCGTCACCATACGTCGTGAGGGCTACAAACTCTATAGGACCAAATTCGGGACTTATGATGAGGTCGCAACAATCGCCATTGTGGCATTTTCGCCCGACTACGACAGATGTTGCCAAATAGTGGAGCGTCTGAGGTCGGTTTTGATGCTAATCAAGGTCGATGATCTATACCCTCTAATTACAAACTCTACTGAGGATGTGACTGATTTTACAGTCGGCGGTCAGGCATGGTACGCAGAGTACCTGCAAGTGACGGTCGGCAACTTGAATTTAGGATAATTTTTAAATACAATAGAATATGCCAAGTATTACTTATGACTCCAACAAGGACCTGTTGACAGGACAGATGATCCTTTTGCTTAACGGCCTGGTTGTCGCTTTTGCCAAATCGGCAAAAATTACTTTCACGACCGCTACAGTTGACACTACAAACAAATTCGACGGTGATTTCGGATCCGCGATCGCCGGTAAGAGATCTTACACAGTTGAGACAGAATCTCTCCTTACTGAAAAAACGGAAGCTGAGTCTTATCACGCTCTAATGAAAGCAATCATCGCAGGTACACCGCTGCCGTTTGTTTTCGGAACAATGAGCTACACGAAAAATGCAGACGGCACCATCTCTGATCCTGTAATCGACACATCTCATCCGTCCTACAAGGGCAATGTGATCCTGACGTCACTCGAGATCACCTCCGAAGCAGGAAACGTGGCAACAAACACTTTGCAGGCTACCGGCTCCGGTCCTTTGACTCCGGTTGACGCTACTGCACCTGCCGGTGGAACTACAGGTGAATAATCGTTATTTTTTTAGTTTATCTTTTGGTTAAGTTAGTTTCGGATTAGGGCCGACCGCTTTCGGTCGGTCCTTTTTTAGTTTAAAGGCAGATGATAAGAATTGGACAGATAATTTT